CTATAAGCCAGTTTAAGGCTGGTGGTCAAACCAAACAGTTTGCAGAGGCTCTTGGTTTAACTCAGGTATTTAGCCTTGAGGAATTAAGAAGGTTGGCAAGCCTAAATGAGCAAGAACTACAAAAAGTCATTGCTCAGTATCAAAAAGATGCCAAAGCGCTAGAAATATCAGATGAAAGTAGCCGTCAATGGCAAGACTTTTGGGTTGCGCTTAAAAGGGCTGGCAACACTATTGAAACCTCGTTGATTAAGAATTTAGTAACCCTAACCCCTAAATTAGAAGAATTAAGTGTTGCGGTAGCTAAAGCAATTGATGATTTTTTAAGTAGCAAACAGTTTAAAGATGCTTTAGATGACTTTATTGGCTATATCAATAGCCCTGAAGGTAAGCAAGCAATGGCTGATTTCTTTGAAGGTTTAAAGGATTTGGCTTCATTTATTGGTACTATTGTTGGCAAAGTTCCTGAAGTTAAAAGAGGCTTAACCATTGCAGGTCAAAATATCTTTGGTGGGGGCGCTAGTACCCATCAAGCCTTGCAATACTTCCTAGATGCCAAATTAAGCAAGAATCAAGCAACTGGTTTGGTGGCTAATTTATATGCTGAAAGCGGTTTAAATCCTGCTGCGGTTGGTGATAGTGGAAAAGCCTATGGTATTGCTCAATGGCATCAAGATCGCCAAGATGAATTTAAGCGAGTGTATGGCAAAGATATTCGAGGCAGTTCTTTGCAGGAACAGCTTGATTTTGTGGCTTATGAGTTGCAACACAAAGAACAGGCTGCATTAAGACAATTGTTAAAAGCTAAAACTACAGATGAAGCAGTTAAGGCTGGATTGGCTTATGAAAGACCTGCCAATTATGAAAAAGAATACAAGCATCGTACTGAAATTGCTAATAGCATTGAAGTCAAGGTATTTAACAATACAGGTGGCAATGCCAATACAACAGCATCAGCCATGCCGGGAGTAAGCAGATGAGTGTAGGTCAAACCGTTTTTGAGGCAGCCTATCAGGTATCGCCTATTATTTTGCAAGGTGGGGTAGCTCAATATATCCCCGGTGGGCTATTGCCAATTACCGCAGTAACAGAGATACTGGATGTACCCGGCTGGACAGGAGGACAATTCTTTGCCCAATACAGACCATTACCGGGTAGCACCCTAGAAGAATGGCAGGTAGCCGAATATCCATTTGCCAGCTTTCAGACCGCTGCTAATGCGGTGGTTCAGCAACCTTTAAAGGTTAGTTTGCAGATGATTTGCCCTGCTCAAAATGGCGGTGGCTATATTTTGAAACAAGCCATTCTTAGCGCCCTTAAATTAGTCTTAGATCAGCACCAGCTTTCAGGTGGTAGCTATACCGTCATTACTCCTGCCTATACTTATACCAATTGCCTTTTGACCTCATTAAGGGACATTTCTAGCCCTTCTGAAAAGCAAGTGCAGTATATGTATCAATGGGACTTTGTACAGCCTCTTATCACCGCTAGTGGGGCGCAATCAGCCTTAGGCGATCTGTTTAGCCGATTTGATAACCAAGTACCTAATTCATTCCCACCAAGCTATAGTGGTAGCACTCCAACTCAGTTTGATTATGAATCTACTAATGGGGTAATTCCATGACCACTTTGGTTCAATTTAATCCTACAGCCAACTCTAATTTTCAATTTAATTGCACTTTAGATTCTCAGCCATATACCGTTATTGTTACTTGGAATACCTATGCTCCTCGGTACTATATAAATGTCTATAACACCGCAGGAAATTTGATTGTTACTAATCCGCTTACTGGATCGCCTGATGACTTTGACATCAATTTAGTATTTGGGTATTTCACAACTTCGACATTGGTATATAGGGTTTCCTCTAATAATTTTGAGATTTCGCCCTAATGCGCTATTACAAAATTGTTATTTCTCCACCTTCGGGGCAAGGTTCTACAGGGTTTACCCCTATCGAATACAGCACTTTAACAAGTGTTGGTGGAAATAATGGTTCTGCTTTACAGGTGGAATTAGACCTATTTCAGACTTGGTATCATCAACCAGCGCAAAATGGTTTTGTCAGAATTAATGGAGTGGATTTTAAGCAGCTTCAACAAAGCGCCAATCTAAATCCCTCAGGCACAAATTACTGCACTATTCAGATTTATGTCGGTATGTCTAAAGGATTGCCTTATGCCAACCCAAGACAAGCTGGATTAGTCATTAATGGCTCTATTTTGCAAGCCTTTGGTAATTGGCAGGGCAATCAAACTAGTTTAGATTTAATTATTATTCCTGCTACTTATGTGCCTGATACCAATATCAACTTAACTTGTAATTGGTTAAAGTCGCAAAATCTTCAACAAGCCATTACTCAGACCTTAAATACTGCTTATCCCGGTGTGCCTGTTAATGGCACTATTAGTTCTGATTTGCTTTATACAGAAGATCAGGTAGGGCAATATGCCAATTTGTATGCTTTTTCTGAGTATGTAAATGAGGTTAGCAAGCAAATCAATCCTCAAGATAATTATTTAGGGGTTTCTATTGCATCGACTTCATTAGGATTTTTAATCTATGACGGTACTGTTGCTGTACCCAAACTCATACAAGTTCAATTCCAAGACATTATTGGTAACTTAACTTGGATTGATACTTTTACCATGCAAGCCAAATTGGTCATGAGGGCTGATATGGAAGTTGGAACTTTAGTGCAATTTCCTACAGGAATCCCATTTATTAATGTCGCTGGAAGCTATGCTCAGTTTAGAGATAATATTAGCTTTAATGGTCAATTTATCATTAATTCAGTTCGCCATGTAGGAAACAGCCGTCAGCCTGATGGCAATTCATGGGTGACGATTATTGAGTGTGTCATACCGGGGGCAACACAATGAGCAATGGACAGAAAAGACCCCTATCAAGAACCTTAAATGAGTTTGTTAATTCCAGCATAAGCACCGCTAATAACAAGCTAGGGCAGATTTTGCCTTGCCGAGTAACCGCAGTTAATGGCGCTATTGTTACCGTAAACTTTGAAATTGAGGCTGGCAATCAAACTTTTGCTCCTGTAACCTGCCCTATCGCAGAATCAACTTATGTACGACTACCTGTACAAGTCGGGGATTTTGGAATTTGTATATCGGCTAATGTCAGGTTAGGCGGCATCTCAGGTCTAGGATTAGGCAAAGCGCCTCTAGGATTGCCTTCTAATCTTGGTGGTTTAGTGTTTGTTCCGATTGGCAATAAAAACTGGTCAGCAGTTGATCCCAATGCCGTCAATATTAATGCCCCTAATGGCGCAGTAATTCGAGATACTAATAACCATGCCACTATCACTTTAACCCCTACACAGATTACAATTGTTAGAGGTAGTAGCAATATCACTATTAATGATTCAGGAATCACTATTGATAACCCAAATACAGGGGTCACAATCAATGGGAATCTGACAGTTAATGGTTTGATTACTGGTACTGCTGGATTTGCTATTAGCGGTGGAACTGGTGGCACTATGAATGTCAATGGCAATATTGTCAGCACAGGCACAATCACCAATAATGGCAAAGATATTGGCAGTACTCATACCCATTCAGGAGTTCAACCGGGTAGTGGAAATACAGGAACACCAAACTGATGAGAACTTACGGCAAAGATCAAAATGGAAAATGGGTAGAAATTACCCAAACTGGCTATATTTGGCTCGCCACTTTAGCTCAAACTTTGCGCTTAAATCAGGGCGAATCTCCTATTTATGGTAACTATGGCATCCCTGCACAGCAATCAGTCATGACCCAAATTGCCCCTGATGCAGCAGTTAATAGAACTCAAAATCAATATGCTCCTTATTTCTCACAATTAAGGGTAGTTAGAGATCAGTTGGCAACACAGCCTACTTACTATATAAATGCAGTATTCCAAAATGGAACAACAATTTCTACAACGGTGGCTACATAATGGCAACAATTACTACTGCTGGCGCTGTTCCAGCCTCCCCAACAGAACTATTAAATGCTGAGTTAGCCGCTGCTACTGCTTTATCCCCCGGTCTTACTGCAAACTTGCCGGGCAGTCTTGTAGAAGATATGGCTTCTACCGCTGCTGGCGCTTTAGTAGTTCAAGATCAAGCCTATGTCGATCTAGTTAATTCGATTGCTCCTACAACTGCCAATGCCTTTTTGTTATATCAGTTAGGTCAAACTTATGGAGTTCAGCAAGGTATTGGTTCTAATACTTCGGTCTATGTCACCTTTGCTGGATTGCCCGGCTTTGTGATTCCGATTGGTTTTACTGTATCTGATGGCTCTCACCAGTACACCGTACAAGATGGTGGCATTATTGAATCCAATGGATTTAGCGCCCCTTTGTATTGCCTAGCAACTACTCAAGGTTCTTGGGCTGTTCCTACAGGTACAGTTGTACAAGTTATTACCTCTGTTCCTTCAGGCTTTTCTTTGACCTGTACCAATGAAACTGATGGCTTGCCGGGGCAAACCGCACAAACCCTACAGGACTATCAGGCTCAAGTAATCCAATCAGGTAAAGCTATTGCTCAAGGCACTCCTACCTTTTTAAGAGCAGTTTTAGGCAGGATTTCAGGGGTTCAAACTCGCTTAGTGTCCATTCAAGTCATTGGTGGGAATTTAACTGTTATTTGCGGTGGTGGCGATCCTTATGCGGTTGCCTATGGCATTTACCAATCGATCTTCAATCTGCCTGATTTGGTGGGTTCTGTATTGACTGCAACTGCTATTACCAATGCTAATCCGGGAGTTGTTACCACTAACCTTAATCATGGCTATTCCACAGGTCAGCATATTGCAATTACTGATGCTACCCCCGGTGCTTTTAATGGCAATTACACCATTACCGTCATTAATGAAACTTCATTCAGTATTGGAGTAGATACTACTTCCTTTGGTTCTTACACAGGCGGTGGCATTATTAGCCCTAATCTGCGGAATATTACCGTATCGATTGATGATTTTCCTGATGAATACACCATTACTTATGTCAATCCACCCTTACAAACAGTAAGTATGGCGGTAACTTGGAATACCATAGCGACTAATTTTATTGCTCCATCTGCTGTAGCACAGTTAGCTCAACCAGCTTTGGCTGCTTATATCAATAGCATCTATGTTGGTCAGCCAATCAA